GGGTAATAAACTCAGTATGAATTAATCTAAGTCGTCTGTTAGAACGATAATTCTTCTATCGCCAGCACTATCGGCAACCCTTGCGGTCGCTCCATAAATAGCGTCCAATGTAACAAGGTCGCTCATATAAGTGTGTTGGTAAGAATTTTTAACGCTTGACTGCTGAATGCCCCAGTATAGAGCGGATTTATGAATTGCGAATCCACGAAGTATGTCGTCGTCGTCGGTTCCGCCAGTATCGAATCCACCCCATGCCTTTGTAATTCCTTTCTCAGCATCGGCCGCCAATGATCCAACATCAAGGAAAGCGCTGTTTGATGCAATAACAGGCATCCCGAGCAAGTTTCCGGCGACTCCAGTATTAGCAAACCCGGCACCTAATGGGGTACCCTGTGTTCCTAATGTATATGAGTTTCCGAAATTGGAGGTGTTCGCCAAAGCACCGTAACAGGTTTTTCCTAATACCAGCGTCCATCCGTCTGTGCTTCCGGTTTCTCCGATTATTAGTGGCAATAATTCAGCCAAATCGGCGGGGACAAAAGTAGCCTCCACCTCAACATTCATTGTCGCGTTATCATTAACACCGTCGGCACCACCGATCGCGGTCGTAACCGCATTTGCTATCGTAGAGATAATGTAATTATCTACTGTTTTAGCGATAGCGTAGCCCAACTGGTCAGCGTATAGCGAAAAGAGGTTGTAATTTGATTGAACTTTTACCGCATCCGGAATCCAAAGTGGAGCCACATAATGCTCGTCAAATTTAAGTTGTGTTGTTGTTGCGGTATCGCTACCGGAAACGTCCATCGTAACGGTCTCAGCGTTTTGAGTAACTGCCTTGACAATCGGGACACCTACATGGGGCAGATTAACAACATCCCCGCCCGTCATGCCCGACATCTCTGTACCAAGTTGAGCCATTACCGTATTTTTTTGAAATGAGTCTAATATTGCTTCTCCCCAAACTTCCGGGACAAACTGGTCTCCAATGGTATCCGCATTCGCACCGTGCGTAGAAGAACCTTGTAAACCACCAATTAAAATATTAGAACCAAGAGGGTCAGTTAAAGCCATTTTAACCTATTCCTTATTTTATGTATGAATCCAAGATACCAGCCCAATTTTGTTTTTTTTCGTTGTCAGTCATAGAACTTAACGGCTTGTCTAACACGGTTTTATTGGACGGTGTTCCCGATTGCGTCGGAACTCTTGTACGCTGGGATTCAACTGTTCGAGTAAAAAATTTCTGTAATCCTTCGAGGCCAGCAATACTGGCCGCAATTTCCCTGTCGGATTCACTAAGTTGTTCCATTATATCCGCCCGCTGTTTCTTCTCGTATTGATCATAAGCGTCCGCCCTTTTCTTGGCTGTCGCCAGTTGAGATTTTAAATCAGATATAGTTTCCTTAAACTTTCCCTCCTCCTCCATTTTCAAGAGGCGAGCATCTTCATCGGCTTGATTTCTTTCGTCAAGCGTTTTTCTACCTTCGTCGCGTTGTTCAAGGGCCTTCGCTAATCTAAACTTGAGGCTTTGAATGGAATCTCCAGTATCGCCGGAGTTCGCAGTTGAATTTTTAACACTGTTCCCAGTATTCTCGGTTTCTTTTACACCAACCGATGGGGTGACTGTTTTTTGAATTTCGTCAGACATTTTTACCTCTTAAGTGAGTAATTTTGGTTCATTCTTTTTTAAATTAAGTAATTATTAGTACTAAAAGTAACTAAAATATAATACAAATATAATATAATAGTAATTATATCTATTCTATCCTATTCAAATCAATTCAAAGCAATCCTTCTGATATCTTTCTTTTTCTTTCGTTTTCTTTTATTGTGCGCTTGTTTAATAGTATCGTTTTTCTAATCGCTGAAAACATACCCTTGATCGCTTTTATCATCTTATTTTCCTATCGTTAATTTAGTGACTTTTGTGGCTTTTTTTAAGTTGCCCAGCATACCCGCTCGAAACCTTCCGTAGACATAGTTTTGGACAGTCTTGCTCGCTGGGTTGATCTCCGTTGAAATTGGCCTTTTGCGTTCCGCGTTAAACTCTACTCTTTTACCAAAAGAGGCCCAGCCTACTTTCATTCCGTATTTATTGTGCTGTAATTTTTTTAAATCCCTCATCATGTCGCCGCTGTACCGAAGGTTAGGAGGACTTACTTGTTTATTGCCCTGTCTCCTCCCAGTGCCCTTTGCTTTCTGTTTAGCGTATGAACTTTTATACTTTGGAAATTTACCATCCGCGCCCTTGCCTTGCATTGTTTCCATCTTTATCATCTTTACCACCTTATGCGCTACCTTCTCCCAAAACTTGGCTTTTAATGTCATAGCCTGCTGAATCGTCATACTGCTAACTGTTCCCTAACCGTAAGCGGTTCGTGATATGTCCCTGCATTCTTTCGCTCCTGTATTATATTCTCAGCGTTCTTTTTATTGCTTGGCTCCGCAGAATCCACCTCCACCCACTGGTGTCTACAATTATAGCCGCCTCCGTCCATAAAGCCACCCGGATATTCCTCTTCAACTTCCGCTAAAGTTAAGTCCCCGGCCGCACCCATTTCGTTACAAATTGCTCTCGTCTTATTATCTTGTGGCCCTTCATACCTAAACTTCTTTTTTGGGGATGCGTTGACGGCTTGCTCGTGGGTTACTGTTCTGCTAAAGGTATTCATCATAGTATTAACTTCAGTTCGCACATGGTTGTAATTATTCATTCTCGCCCGCAGGGCCAAGTTCATCTCATATTCAGAGAGCCCATTTAAAACCCCTTTAGTCATTTCATGTTGCCACGCCCCTGCCATTCCTCGCCCCATTGCCACGTAACTTGCCTGCTCAATTCCTACTAAGCCAGTAAGCATCGACTCAGATATTTCACCAAACATTGACATCCTTGCCAGTATAGCCTCATAAGAACCAGTCAATTCGTTAACCATAGCAGGGTAACCGAGTGAATCCATAAGCACCGCAAAGTCCATCGCTCCCAATTCTAACAATATCGCCTCCCGAGTAAGCCCGGCTTCTACCATTTCAAAGACTGCCGCCGCAACGCTCTCTTGCATTGTTATCAGCGCCGCAGTATAAACCTCAGTAGCCCCAGTAATAACCGCGCCTATTCGCTGGACTGTTTGGGCACTCTGTAGTGGTTTTTTAGGCACTTACAACCGGGGTCGCGAGTGATTGTAATAAACTTCCATTACCAACCTTCGGTTGGTTTGCTATCTCAATAACCCCCAGCCGCTCGTCAAGTTCCTCCTCACTAATATCGGGGTTTTTCCATTTAAGGTAATCCCTCGGGGTAACAAAGTTATTATCTAACTCCCACTGCCATTGTTCGCGCTCTTCCTTTTGGCTCATTGGTGGGGTTGGCTCTGTGAAATTAACGCGATAATCTTCAGCGATAGGGGTTCCCATTACTTCCAAGATTCTCCTGTCAATTTCGAACCTTTCGTTCTCCCAAACCCTCCAAATGTCCTCAGCGTTGGCCTCCCTCTCTTCCATATTGTCAATGTTTTCCATCTTTAACGCTTCGGCGGACTTGGCTTGTCCACCGGCCCCGGCCCACTTGACTGATAACTTGTTATTCTGCAAGCATTGCTCAGTAATAAACTTCACCGTGTCAATTAATTGAGATAGAGTAGCCGAGCCCAGCCTTCCAATGTCAGCCTCTTGAGGGATGAGAATGAATTTATCAACGCCGGAATCAATCTGAGTAATTTCTTCTGCACCCTTTATCCACTTAATTCCAACAGCATCAAACCGGTATGCAAGCGCTAACTCAGTCAAAGCGATATCCATTTGGTGGTTAGTTTTTATAACATCCTCCGCGCCGGGCACCATAAAGTCGCCGCCCAGCCTCATCATTCTACTTGAAAAGGAAACGGGTAGGATACCATAAGGGTTAATCATTTCCTCATTTACAACGCCATCAGTTTCCGGGGCAATAGTATTTTTACCATCAAAAAGGAAATGTTCTCCCTTATATGAATCGTAATCGGCAGTCCATACAGCCCAAACGGTACCCTTGTTTAAATTGTAGCCATCGTCCGGGACATAGTTTGAAACTGGATAAGCAATAGCGCAAGGATAATCATGGCCCACTAAAAAAAATAATCTAAAGTATGGGATAATGTCGTAGGTTAGTTCCTCCATTCCCTCGTACCACTTCGTATGTGGCTTGGATAACATTGCTGAAGTGCCCAGCAAGTAGGTCATCTTCTCCATCTGCCTTCTCTTAGAATTTAGGCTCCCAGTATAGTCGGTATACTTCTCATCTACCATAACCTCGGGGGCCTTTTTATAAACTAACGCCCTCGCATCGATAACCCGCTTTGTGAAATTAGATGTGAATGTAGGTATCTGCTGTAAGGATGTCCCTTTGAAATATGTACGAACAAAGGAGGCAGTATTGTCGTGCTGATAATATCTAATCAGCCTCTCCCTTGTATTGTCTTCCAGCCTTTGACTTGAATACCTCATACTGGTTAGTTGTTCTATAATAACATCGCGTGATAAATTCTGTATTACCATTGTATTGTCCTTATTTTTCGTGTAATTACTGGATACTTTTTAGCAATATAGTAACCAATGGCATCCGTCATGTGGTCAATATTCTGTGACTTGTCAATGCCGTCATCCTTTCTCTGCGTTTGCTCAAAAGAATCTATCGTCATCAACAGCCCCTCCTTAATAATTATCCACGACTTGTTATTATTCTCCCAGTCCTTTAATCTTTTATTTACTGCATTTAGCCGCGACTTAACAGGGGGGTTAGACATTGGCACTTGATTCACCACATTCCACTTCCGCCCTTTGAGGATATTGTTTATAATGTTATAGTCGCTTTGCTTTCCTCTTGTATCACGCCGCTTACCGGTGGCGTCCCCATAGATAAATATCTCCTTCTTTTTGTGGCCTTCATATCTATCACAGAACCTTCCAATGCAGTCCCCGGTATCTGTGCTTCCTATTGCTAACTCGTCGAATACCTTAACAATGCCCTTGATATCATGAAAGATAGACCAGCACATTGGGTCAACATTAAAGTCGCAAGCGAGAATAATAGGCAGTTGAGAATCGTAATAGTCTACTTCACTAACATGGGTATTATAATCGAAAGAGGCGTAAGCCTTATTTGTAACGCTGGCTGTATAGTCGATGTCTATTTCTGCCGCCAAGTCAGCGGGCGACCTTCTTCGCTTCTCGCTTTGATACCATGCTTCATCCTTTAGCGGATGAACCTTCCAATGCACTCGCTTGACTGCTACTTCTCCCAGCGCCCCAGCCCTTATATCATAAAATGTATTAGTCCTCCCAAAGGCCGATGATACTGGTAATTTACAGGGAGTGGCATCGGATAGGCTTTGCCACGCCAGCCCGTCGGTATGTTCCCACTTGCTGAACTCGTCTAATAGCACCGCCTTATAGCGACCGCCTGTTCCAAAGAACTTGTTGTTGGCTTCGCCTTTGATATAGTTTCCATTCTCGGGGTTGATTAATCTCATATAAAAGTCATGTTTCTTTTTAGCAAAGCCCAGCGGCAACATCCAATGTGGTAGCCTGTATAATAAGTACCTTATCTTGGGGAATAGCGCATCAGCCGCGCCATGCTTATCGACAAACTCTTCCTTTCTCGAGCCTATCAAAAAATCATTACCGGAGCCGCCGAATAGCCAGTACCACAGAAAGACGGTACATAATATCCAACTTATACCCATATCCCGGGACTTTTCTGTTAGTCCATCTTCACCTCTATCAATGCGCTCGCAAACCCACTTGATGTATTCGTCTTGGAAGGGCCATGTTGTAAATAAGAGGTGAGGCTCTTTATATCCAAGGGACTCGTATTGTTCCCGTCTTGGCTCATATATCCAGCAGAAGTGGTTAATCCAAAAAAGGATATCCCCTTTACAGACTGAGTGGATAGCACTTCGGAACCCCCCGTCTTCTTTTGCTTTTTGGAGCGCCTTTGCTCTTTGCTCATAATTTATTGTTATTGAGGAAGTTCTTGACATATTCTTCAGCGTTATCTCCTGTATATTCTATATCGATTAACTCCTGTTGCACCCTTTCTACCGCCTTACCTTCTGTCCTGTCCGCTATAAACTGCACCGCCCATTGCTTACCTTCCAAAGCATACTGATAAACCTTGTACATAATAACTTCAAGTTTAGTTTTTCCTCCAGTAGTCCCATCTTCCTCGCCTATCTTTCGCAGAAGGTCGGGTATGCACATGTTCTTTTTAGGCCGGCCCGGACTCTGCCCTCCAAATTCATTACCGGCAGTAAATTTCCCGCCTTTATCTCTTCCATTGCTCATCGCCTTTTCCTTTAATTGTACCGATTAACGCCGATTTTATATCGGTTGAGTAATTGTAATGCTGGAGCCCTGTGGTCGGTTTTGCACCGCCATCTTCCCGCTGGTAGCGGATTGTGTTAACTTTACACCAACAGGGCAATTCTTTTCACCTTTATACATTCCCGCTCCAATTTCTTTAATTTTACTAAATGGAATCTCGGGTGCTGTTAGGTTTTTTCTTTTACTTTTATCAATAAATAAAACATATCTCAGTTGATAACCTTCCAGCGGTTTGTAGCCTGCTTCTTTAAAAACTTTCATACTTGACGCACCGTTAAACTTAGTATTCTGATGTGATGTCATACTTGGCACAACTACCCGGTTGGCCTGCATACCTAACCTCAATGATAAATCAGTAGCCACCTCTCCGTTTGGCGCTTCCCATATTGTCGTGTTCTTCTTTATATTCGTTAATATAAAACCGCTCGCCCTGTATATGGCACCATCGCCACATTGACAAGCATCTGAAAAGGATAATATCCATTTGATATGTGGGGCGTATTTCTTAAGTAGTTTTACTGATATTGAAATGCACCTCGATTCGGAGTTGGCTGGAAGAACATCATCAAACGCCATCCGGTTCAGTTCCACCATCTCGTTCCACTTAGTGCCCTTCACCAGTCCTATCGTTCTCCGTTTATCAAGGG